TAGTGTCGGATATTCAATTATTTAAACCAAATCCTACTGGTAATTTTACTAATGTGGATGCTGCTGATGCTGTGCATAAACTTACACTTGATAGTAAGGCAGAAATTACAATAGATACCAGAGTTGCAGGACTTGATGGTGTTGATCAAATGGGCATATTAGATATTGCTATGAGGGAGTCTTATTTGACTTCTTTCAATTGGTCACCAGATGAAGGCCCTGATACTTTTCTTTGGAATAGTCGAGCAACGCCTATGTTGGTTTCGTTTTTAGGTGCAGAAATTCATCCAACGCCTATGGCAATGGTTGCTCAGTGTTTTAACAATTGGCAAGGTTCAGTACGTTTTAGATTTCAAATTGTTAAATCTGATTTCCATAAAGGACGTTTGTTGATTCGTTATGATCCAAATAATCATAATGCTGGTGTAGAATATAATACAAATTATTCTCGAGTGGTTGACATTGCTGAGGAAGACGATTTTGAAATCGTTGTTGGTTGGGCACAAGCTGAACCTTTCTTACAATGTGGTTCCATGGAAGGACCTCTTAATTTTGGAAATGATCGACTTGCTTTAACCCAAGGGAAAGTTAATGGTATCTTAGAAGTTAATGTTTTGAATGATCTTGTGTGTCCCGCGGAAGATTCTCCAATAAGCATTAATGTTTTTGTTTCTATGTGTGAAGATGCTAAATTTGCAGCACCAACAAATGCTAAGTTGAATGATCTCCATGTGTTCCCTATACCGGAACCCACTGTATTAGATGCAAATGATAATTATCAAGAGCTATTTTCACAAAGTGGTACCATGGGAACTGAAAATCCTAGCAATACAGACACTGATCGTCCTACTGGATCAAATCCTTTACAGACGATTGGGGCTATGAATGAAGAATCTGACAATACTTATTCGGTCTTTTATGGAGATCCTCCTACGACTATTAGAGAATTGTGTAAGAGGTATTGTCACACTCGTACCTGGATTACACCGTTACCTGGTGAAGGAGAAGTAGCAATAGACAATTTGCTTAATAAGGATGCTCCTTATCAATCTGGATGGGATCCTGAAGGTATCGATGCGAGTGAAGACGGTCAAAATGAAAATCGACTTAATGTTGTTCGTAAAGATTTCGCTTCTTGGTGGAGTCCGTGTTATGCGGGTGTAAGGGGAGCTAGGCGTAAGAAATATTTATTTAGCTCTAGATCTGGTTCCAATCCTACTTTATACCGTGACGAATTTGTTGGTATTAATAATGGCAGTTTTGGGCGAGCTGTTAGAGATTTTGTAGCT